TCCTCTTCCTCTCCGCGCTCCAGGAGCCAATCGGAGGCGGCGCTGAGGTCTTGGGCGCTCAGTTCCTGCTGTATGCCTTCCTTCTCTTGCTCGTCTACCGTCTGAACCTTTACCGCTTCGACATCGATGAAGTCGGCGGGCTTGAGCGTCTCGAAGTAGAAGTCGAGGTTAATTCCGTTGACGTTGAACACCACCTGCAGCCCATCGAGGAGGGTACGCTGGTAGGGCTTGACGACCGTATTCTGAAAGAGGCTAAAAGAGTCCCGGAGTTCCTCGGCGTTATTGCCGAATCCGGAGCCTTCGCCACGGATACCAAACAGAAGGGGAGAGGTCACGCGGTGGCCGGCCAATATCTTCGTCGTGGACTCCTTGGCGAGGAACTCGTACATCCCATCGTTGTCGTTGGGGTTGATAGGAGTCAGCTGAGGGGCCGAATCCGAGCCGTCATTGAACGAAATCAAGATCCGACCGGCATTGGTTGCCCCGCTGAACTTATCGTTTACGTGGCGCTCTATGGTCCTGCGCTCCTCATCGGTGGGAATCCCGTTTTGGAAGCTCAACATAAACGACGGGAAGAGGCCGTTCTTGATATTGTTCAGGTGGAAGGAACTGATCTCCCTGTCGAGCTCGATGTAGTTGGTCGCCCCCACATAATCGGGGAGCCCATAGTAGTGTATGCCCGGCGTCCAGCACTTGATTTGGTAGACGGCGGCGGGCTCGGTGCGGTCCTCTAAATCCAGCGCAGGGTACTTGACGGGCTGGAAGCGGGACTCCCTCATGCGGCTCCAATCCGGACTGACGTAATAGCAGTCGACGTGCCCTTGAGAATCGGCGATACCGGCCCTGACCGTATGGGCGGGGAGGAAGCGCATCTCGGCCACCTCCGTCCGTACCCGGTTCCAAATGACCTGGACGTAGCACTGCCCGTAGAGCTTGATATCGAAGCACAACTGCCGCAGGATATCCTCGTCGGAGTTCTCGAAGAGTCTTTGCGTCTTCAGCCACTGGTCCGGCTTCTCTTCCTTGTCTGTGGCGTTCAGCCCCTCGCCGTAGATCATCTCCGAGACGCCGCTCACAACGGCCGACTGGATACTCGAACCGAGGTACAGGTCGCGGAGGTAGTCGCCGTAGAGGTTGTCGTACCCGTAGTCGACCCAATCGCGGCCGGTATTCTCCCGGAACAGGGGCAGCTCATGCGTAGGCAACCCGAAGACGTTGAACTCGTGCTTACTCATAGTACGTGAAGGTGGAGGTGTCGTCGGTGTAGCTGTCATACTCTGTTTCTGAGTACGCTTCTGTGGTCGTCGTGGCATCTTCTGTAAGTAGCAGGTCGCCGGATTCTTGCGTGAGGTTGTTTCCGGACTCGGTGAGGAGGATACCCGTCAGGGCTCCGCGGGTAAGATAGCCCAATCCCTTTTCGAGGATTACGTCGGTGGCGGAGATGGGTTGCACATCCGACGCTGAAGACCTCTCTACGACGCGGTACTGGATAAAGCCCTCCGGCCAGCTTGCGCCATTCAGGTCGGCGGACGTATCGGCGGCGACGCTGGAGGCATCGAAGACGAAGGTGGTGAACCTATCGGTGACGGTGAGCGTCTTGGCGTTGACCATCACCACCTTGTTGGTCGTTAGGCTTGTGAGCTCAAGCCCCAGCGCCTGAATCGTAGGGCCGTAGAGCGCCGCATTTACCGCGCCCCGCTTTTCCTTGGGCGTGATGTAAATGGTGTTCTCGATATCGGAGGAGTAGTTCTGAAATACGAGTATCATCTCGTAGGGGGATATAAGAAAGGGCCGCCAATGGCGACCCCTTCCCAAAACACACAAAGCAACGGAGAAGGTTAACCCGTGGTAATAGTCACATTTCCGGGAGTAGTGATGCCGTCGAAAGGATAGACGGCCGTCCCCACTCCTGCGGTAGCCTCAAGGAGATAGTACGGGGCTGGCTCCCGACCTGCAAGGGTAAGGGTGCTTCCGGACATCTCATTGCGGGCAGCGCCCGAAGTGATGGTGCCCCCATTCAAGTCCATCCCGTAGGTGGCTCCAAAGAGGTACACGTTGTCGTTGTTGTCAAGGACGAAGATTTGCGAGCGGTTCCGGCTGATAAGCCGAATCTGTTCGGGGTCTTGTTCTTGGTTCTTTTGTAGGACCACGTTCAGGGTCTGCTCGAAGAGAGAGGCTCCCGTAGCGGGGTCCGATTGGACGTTGATGGTGAAGGACGACAGGTCCGGGCGAAGGTCGTACTGGAGTACGGTCATCGCGGGGAGGTCGGTTACGGTGAAGCTCTCGCCGGAGGCGGTCGCCACCGTTGCCGATCCTGCCGTACCGTCACCCGTCCCCGCAGCGGTTACAAGTCCAGCCGCGAAGTCACTCACGAAGAAAATCTTCGAGAGCCCTCCGAGGGCGTCCTTGCAATCCAATGCGCGGCCGAGGGTGATTGTACAAGCCATGTCTTATGCGAAGTCGAATCCTACAACGCCGTCTCCTGCGACGCCAACTTGAACACCGACAGAGAAGTCGAGCGAAGCCTTGACGTTATCGCTGCCGTCGTACTGATAGACAGGAATAAGGGCGGCCTGCTCGTTTCCGCTGTATGCGTTGGTTCCGACCACGAGATTTTCGGGGTAGGTAAACACCATGACATCCACCGTGTTCGGGATACCGGGCGTTGGGTACACGGGGTAGCCCAAGTACGTGGCGCCTTCCATGCTCTGGTTGTAACCGGGGCCGGTGTTCTGCGTTGCCATAGCCTGAAGGAAGAATGCATACGCCTCGTAAGAGATGTAGAATCCGCATCCGGGCTTTTGCAAGATGCCGGGCGTGGACTGTGCGGCATTAAATACCGTGTTCATCGTGGCGAGGATATTGGCAGCAGACCATGCCACAGACAGGGTGTCAATCTGCGTGAAGTCCTGACACGCGGAGGCATTGATACCTGCCTCGTCGATAGTTCCGTCATTGGACAGGAAGCCAAACGGGAAAGCCGTCGAACCTTGCCAAAGCAGGTTTTCCAAGCTGGTTCCCGTCTGCGCGGCGAGGGCGCTCATGAGGAACTCGGCGAAGGTGGGAGGGATATTGCCCGCGCGGGACATACGGCCCTGAGCGGCGACGAACGTGGGGAAGATAGTCTTCCGGCAAATCTCCTCCTTGACCATGAGGTCGTTCAAGGTGAGCGTCTGCGTGGTCAGCGTCAGGTCATTGCCATCGGTACCGCCGCAGTCGGCGGCTTGGATGACGTCGGTGAAGCTCAGGCCATTGATTACGGCCTTACCTACGATGCCCTCCATGAGGCGGCAGCGGTCCTTGTTGATGGTCTCCGCGCCGAGGACGGCTGCGGTAACGTATGGCAGCGCCAACTCACCTACATAGGTGTTTGACGATACGTCGATGTCGAAGTCGTACTTCTTACTCTTTACGGGTTTCATGAGAACTGGGAAATAATGTTGAGAGCGCGATCTACGCCCTTGAGGTTGGGGTTTGTTTCTTGCTTGAATTCGGCCTTCGGAAGGACGCGGTCGGGCTGTGCCGCGGGTGCATCCTCCAAAGAGCTCAGGCGCTTGTTGATGGCTTCCAGCGCCACGGCCATTTCATGGGTGAGGTCGGTGAGGTGCGCAGACATCTCTTCCTTTTTCTTGTCGTCCTCGTGCTCTGCCATCTCCTCGTCTTTGCCGGCTTCGACTTCTGCCGGAGCCATCGCGTCCTTGACGACCTCCACAATTTCGGCGGCCACCTCTGGGGTGATTTGGAACTTCTCGACCAGGGCAGCCTTGACCGCTGCCATCTCGTCCTTCTCCTCCTCTTCGTGCTCTGCGGCTTCGGTCTTCTCCTCCTTGTCGTCCATCATCTCCACGACCTTGCTATCGGCGTCTACCGTTACCTCGCCTCCGTCGGAGAGCTCGTAAGAGCCAGCCTCTAAGGGTGTGGCTTCGCCGTCCTCGCTCATAACGCGGACGGGGGCCCCAGCGCTGAACGCTTCGGCTTCGGTTGCAATGACGCGCCCATCGTTGAGGCGGGCTTCGGCGTAGAGGTTCTGGCGTTCTGCCTCGACGACAGACTTGACGGCCTCCTTGAGTTTCTCGATTACGGACATGAGGGTTCTTTTCAATGGCGGATATAACGCCGGTTTACTTGTTGGCGAGGAGGGGGTCGAGCTCCTCATGGGTGCGGCACGGCATAAACAAACGCCGCCCGTTGAGCTCGTGCTCGTGGTGGCCTTCGCATCCCAGCGCCTCGGCCATGAGGTTGGCTTCTAAGGGGGTCCCGAATAGGGGCTTGCCGTCGAGAAACGATATCGGTTCTAAAACATCGCGCACCGCGGCGGCAATAGTCTCGACGGTGACATCCTCCATCTTGACCAACTTATCAATGAAGTACCCCTCGATGGAGAACCCCCGGTATTTTTTGTCCTTGACATCGGCCCACACGTCGCCGTTGGTTACGCGGACTGAAACCATCCACGTCCCGACGGGAACATCGAAGCCATAGACGGCGGCCTTGT